GCTGATACGGGTATGGATCGTAGAAGGAAATCTTCTCGTACCGCTCTCGCTTCTTAAGTTCTCTTGCTATTTCTACCGCTTTTTCTATATCCACTGGCATATGCCGCTCTAGCCTGTCTCTCCGCCCCTTCACGGGTTTTGTAGACCTTACCCTTACTACCCCACTTGTAACCGCCTTTGACCTTCCTGACGGGCATCAGTGCTTCAGGAGAGCCTCTAACTCTTTCTGCAGTTCTTCTGTGGACTTCTGCTCCACCTGAGAAATCTCCTGCTGAATCTTCTCTGTGGGCTTCAGACCAGCCCTATCAAGAATGTCTTTCACGGCTCCAAGACGCACAGACTCAGACTCTGCCTCCTCTGCCAATCTCTGCAACATACGCATGGCGCTGGGAACCGCATCCTTAATCATCTTCTTGGTGCGTTCCTCAATCTCAGAGGCAAACTTATTCTTTAGTTCGTAGCCTCTTTGCTTTGGATGAGAGTATCCTGCCTGCTCTGCGGCACGGCTTGCATTGCCATGCAGGCAGTATTGCTCGATGAATGTCTCTTGTTGCTCAGTTATCATAATAATCATCATCACCCCTGTTCTTATAATAAGCCCAAGGATATTGTGGATTTCTCATTCTCTCCCTATCCCTAATATTCTCAGCGGCTCTTTTCATCCTCTGATATATATCCAACATAGGTTCACGTTCTTTTAAGTCTTCCAAAAATTCTTTTGCGACGGCATTATTTTGAAGGTCTTGTTTATTCCACTTCCCAAAATCTAGTATATACTCTTTAGCGTTAGCGCCCATCAAGCCAGCAAGGTCAGTCAGGTAGGCATGATCCAATGCGTTTTTCTTTGCCAGCCCAATCGCCCTAATTTCTCTACCATCTCCGTAATCTCTAGGTCTTTCAAACGTAGTATTAGCCGCTTTTGTCAAAGGGGCGGTCATAAGTTTTTTTAGTGTGGATAAAAAAGACATATTAGTAAATGCTTATGAACGGTAAAAATACCCCGATGGTGAGTGGATAGGACATATTATATACAGCAAACAAAAAAAGGGGGCGGGTGGGGGGTACTGTATGGGTGTACAGTGTGGCGAAAATGCAACACTGGATGGGTATACAGTAGTCGGGTCGCCCTATTCCCACAGAAAAAATAACCTTTTTATTTGTGCGGAATAAAAACCCCACGAAGACCAGGGTTATTCTAAATGAGAATGATTCTTATTCGCAACAAGCCTGGCACAAGTTACCGCAAAGCGCAAGCAGATTGTATTTATAGGGGTATTAAATACGCTGATGGTTGGAGGGGCGTGTGAGTGTGGGTGAGGGATATGCACAAGCCTGGCTTATGACCCCATAAAAAACTTTTGGGCAAACAGGGCAAAAAGTTCTTGACCGCCTTAAATGACCTGTGCTTATAATTATGAACCTTAACAAACGGAGTCTTTAAGATGACCGACAAACAATACGCCGAGAAAATCCAAGCAGTCATAGATAAACTGTTTCCCAACACTGGAAGCAATGCCACGCTGTACGAGGAGCTTCAAAAGGCGGTTTGGGATACTGAATTTGAAACAGACAGACAGTTAAAGATTAACCAATTATTTGACAAGTTAGAAGGCGCTCTAGTAGTTTTTGAAGACGAAGTAAGATCCGCGATCAAGTCCAACTGACGAGACCTCAATGGTCGAAAACGCCGTCAGGCGTTCTTGGACAACCTAAACAGGATCAAAAAAATGAACTTTCGAAACTCAATCGACTACGGTCATTTGAGAGTAGACATAGAATACAGCGACGGTAGATTGTCTATCTGCGGTGAAGGTGTCGATTTTGGCGGGCAATGCGTAGATGAGATCGGATACGCCATCGATAAAGATCACATCGAGAAAGAAAGAATCCCCGACGCTCTCCGCCTAATGCAAGTTTGGGGCAGATGGCATCTTAACGATATGCGCCCACACTGCGAACATCAGAAAAAATGGGATTCCAAAAAACCGCTTGAGGTCAAGACCTACAAAGGAAAAGAGACTAAAAACGCCATGTGGGTTACGCAAAAAGAGCATCCCGAAGGGTTGCTTTCTAAACCTTGCGATGAGTGCGGTTACAGGTTCGGATCTGCGTGGTTATACGAGGAAGTCCCAACGCATATACTGGAATTCCTGAGAGAGTTAAAGTAACGACTACCAAACCATGCAATCAGTTTAGACCCCGCTTTTTGCGGGGTTTTTCTTTTTGTCTTGTAACGCATCCCAGATGCCCTAGATTAAACGCTAGAATCAGGGCAGGGTATCCAGTAGGGCGCGGTTTATTTCGCCCCTGACCGCCTTAGATTTCCGCTTGTAGGGTGTTGGATTGTGGCGCGGGGTTTTTTTATTTTTGGTCAGGCGTTCATGCTCACGCCGCCTCGCTCTGGTTTCTCTGTCGCTACTCATAAAGCTTGCACTATTTTGGTGCATGGAATTTAGATAAACTGCTAGGCAACCCCTATGTGATAGGGGGATCGAGAACTGACTAGCAGATATTGTCAGGGACATGCAGTACACGCGGCATGTGAGCGCGGTGATCTAAATTTAATATCACTTAAACCTATTTTGGTACATCAACCCGCGAATGTTGCGGGGTACGTTCTCGGGGTCGGGTTGCCAGTCAAACCCCTCTGCTAGTGTCCGCTTTCGGCAAGATGTCAGGACGGATCGCCTGATAGTTAAAGAGTCTTGACCCACTCAAAAAAACTTCCTATATATATAATGGATTAGGGGTTAAGTCATTGATTTATAAGGGAAAGCCAGGCTGTATAAAGATAGCTTATGCCGTCATAAAAAATACTGTGTTTTGGATATCGTTGTTGTCTGATCTAATTGGCGCAAATCCACTAAGCAAGGTATTTTTTTATGAAATATGCTGACGTTTTAAATGAATTCTCAGGCGCTCTTTTGCTTGAGGATATGCAGGCAGTATGGGGTGCGCTTGAAAGCAAGGATTGGACAGAAGACGAATGGTCTGTTATATGTGAGGCAATGGATAACATCAAAAATTCTCTCAACATTCCCTAAGCGGAATTAAATGAGGAGAGTTAAGAGGATAAGCAATGAACCAAAACATAATACCAGTCGCTGACCAATGCGACCAACACGCTGTAAAGTTTCCGCTGGAGCAGTGTCAGATGCTTTGCACTGCACACCATGAGTTAGGTTCAGCGGTTGAGGGGATGTACAGACCGACGCACCGCAACCACCCATGTTCCATCTGGATCAGGGCGACAGCGGGAAATTATAGGTGGGCGTTGAGACACTTCCAGAATCTGTTGGAGGAGAAACTGTTTCGATTTGGCACACAGCACAAAAGCGGTAGACTTCTGACCATCCTGTCAAACCTACCAGCAGGCATCGACATGAGCGATGAAGTCACACCATTCCCTCAGTGTATGCCTGAAGAGTTCAAGCAGTCAGACGCGGAGGAGGCGTACAAGAACTATCTAAACTTCAAGTATGCGGAATGGATGGCGCGTGAAAAACCGCTGATCCCGAGATGGACTGGACGACCAATACCTAGTTGGGTTACAATATGAAAAAACAGGAGAATAAAAATGAGTGGACTAAATAGATTTCTTGGTTTGTGCGATGACAACTATGATGATATCGAGGGTGAGTTGATTAACGCGATGACTGCGCCACTGTATAGGCACTTCTCGCAAGAGCAGATTGATATCTACACTAAAGTGTTACAGAAGAACGTTACATTTGAGAACGTGCAGGACTTTTACCACGCAACATACGGGGAATAAGATGAAAACATACTACGACTCAGACTTTGACGAGGAGATTGACCGCCTAGCGGAGTCAAAACTTGATGAAATGTTGTCGGAACCAGTTGATTCTGTTGACCTTTACGAGTCAGGTATCGACGAGATTATTCTGGAGATCAACGGTAATGGGGTCATCATAACTGAGAAACAGTTGGATGAGATTATTAATAAGGGTTTGTTCTTGCTACAGGAAAGAGACAGAATGAATTACGAAGAGATGGATAAGCGTAGACAGTGGGATGCTTGAGAAGAGAGCGTTTAAAAGACTGAAGAATCTACCCAAAAGGATGGTGACGGAACTCCGTCGCCATTCGGAGGTAGAGATAGATGTGCTTATGAACACGGCACTGAAGTGCATGAATATAATCACTAGATCAAGAAAATCTACCGATGAAATGGTGGTTGAGGCGTGGGAAATTTATTCAGCACTGCAATCCGCTTGCGGAAAAGTTCATCAGAAGTTCATGGGAAATACTGAGAACAACCCAAGAAGGGTTCAATCAATGTCTGCAATCAAAGCAATTAAAGGTCAGGACTGGAGCAAGTTCTACAATCCTGGCGAGAAACCATTCGACCAGTACTACCGACACGGTGGTAGGTGGAGATACGGATCAATAATATGGAAATCACAGAGAAAGACCTAAAAAAATATGAGAACCTTACCGATGTTGAAAGAAAAATACGCCCATCAAATGACTTTACTCAAGAGACTTTTGATTATTTTAATCTGGACGAGCATCTGTCTGGAGTTAAGTTACCCTTTACCGAGTTTGATGATCTATTCCGCTTGAGATCAGAGGAGATAACCCTACTAGCAGGTATCAACGGAGCAGGCAAGAGTCTCTTTGCATCTCAGGTGCTACTGTCTGCTATGGATCAGGGTAGGAAGTGTCTGTCGGTATCGCTTGAGATGTCACCCAAGTCACAGTTGGCAAGGATGTGGAGGCAGGCATCACTACAAAACAAACCAGACATAGACGCAGGCTTGCAGTTTACCTATTGGGCGAAGGATAAACTCTGGTTCTACGATCAGCATGGAACCATCACACCACGCGCACTGGTATCTGTACTGCGGTACGCGGTGGATAACTTGGGGATAGAGATGGTGCTGATTGATTCGCTGATGACTATGAGTTTGAACAGCGACGATTGGAATGGACAGAAGCAGGTGATACAGGCACTTGCTAACTCTGCTAGGCACTTGGGTATCCATATTATTCTGGTTGCCCATGCGCGTAAGGGCAACAGCGTCAAGGATAGGTTGGATAAGTGGAGTGTCGCGGGGTCTGCTGACATCACAAACAGGGTGGACAATGTGATTATTCTGGGTAGGGTTTATGATGATCCAGATGTACAAGCGTACCTAAGTCTTTGTAAAGCCAGGCATTTTGACGGAGCGGAGAAAGACTTAGATTTAAAGTTGGACTTTGCATCGCTTAACTATTACAATAAGGGTCTGCATCCGAAGAGTATTCTTCCCACACCGCCGAAGGGTGGCATAGCGGGATCACTTGAGGAGGCGGGTCTAACGGATAAGATAAATGAAAACATCATCAGGCAAGCAAAAGGGAAGAAGACTACAGCAGTGGGTCAGATGTCTATTAATTGATACCTTTGACCTAGAGGATGACGATGTTAGATCAACTAGCATGGGAGCAGGTGGAGAAGATGTATTACTTTCTCCACGCGCTAGAGCTATATTTCCATACAGCATAGAGTGCAAGAATGTGGAGAGATTGAATTTGTGGAAGGCTTGGGAGCAGGCAGAAGCAAATGCGAAGGGCCACCAACCTTTGCTGATTGTAAAACGTAATCGACACAAGGCTTTGGCAGTGGTGGATGCTGAGCATTTTATAGGACTTAAAAATGAACAGACCTAGAGCATTAATTGACGAGTTGTTTTCGCCTATGAAGTACCTTAACTACAGCAACGAGATGATTGAAGGAGAAGGAACCAAAGATAAACCGTTTGTTATTCGGCGCAAGAAACTTGTGGAAAGCAAGTATCATGGGTGGTACGATGATGATGGTAGTTATCACGAAACCTTAGTAAAGGAGGACTAATGAAATACATAGAGATAGCACTCAAGAAACCCTTCAAGCAGCACAAATGGCGCAAGGGTTACAAGGGTGGTAAAGACTTGGTGTACATTGATGCGCGGGATGTAATGAACCGACTTGATGAGGTGTTCGACATCGACGGTTGGCAGACGCACTACGAAAATCTGGGTGGCAGAATGATCTGTAAACTGTCGTGCAGAATCGGAGACAAGTGGGTTACCAAGTCTGATGGTGCAGGTGACACTGACATTGAAGGCGACAAAGGAGGTATTAGTGATGCCTTGAAGAGAGCCGGTGTCCTGTGGGGTATTGGGCGCTATCTCTACTATCCGGGATCATTTGATAATAACCGTAATCCAGCACCGTGGGCTACACCCGAGGGATATATGAAACTCATGACTGAACGGTATGGCAAAGAAATTGACAAGTGGAGAAAGGAGTACGAGGCAAGCCTATGAAATTTAAAACTGAGTTAGGAGAGACAATCTTCAAACACAAGTATGCAAGCAATCAATACGAAACGTGGGCTGAGAAGTCACGAGCCATTGTCAATAGTGTATGCGGTACGGCTAACAACAAAGTCAATCGTATCATGGAGATTGATGACCTTGAAGAAACGTACAACATAATTAACAATCAAGAGTTCATGCCAGGCGGTAGGTATATCTACTACG